ATGCCAAAGAAAGTAGTGCCGTTAACGGATTCGAAGATTAAAGCAACGCAAAAACAATTTAAAGCTAATATAAACAGTGGATTAGCCAAAGATTTACGTTTGTCTGATGGTGATGGATTAAATCTAATTTTCCGTACTTCTGGCGCTGTACTTTGGCGATTTGACTATACTCGTCCAATCTCTAAAAAGAGAAATACTTTAGCCATTGGTAATTATCCTGAAATTACTTTGGCTGAAGCTCGAGGAGTACGAGAAGAGTACAGAGCATTAATTTCAAAAAATATTGATCCTCAAACTTATCGAAATGACATTTTAGAAGAAGCTAAAATTAGCCACGAAAATACATTTAGAAAAATTGCTGAAGAATTTAAAACCAAACAAGTCTTAACGCCTGCGACAGCCGTTAGAAATGAACGGATCTATAACTATTTATATGAAGAATTCGGAGAGATGCCGATTTCTGAGATAAGAGCTAAACATCTGGTTAAAGTCATTCGCAAAGCAGAAGCAAAAGGAACAATCGAGACGGCACATAGAATTCGATCAAAAGCCTCTCAAGTATTCAGGTACGCCGTTTCATTGGGTTTTTGTGAGCGTGATGTTGCACATGATTTAATTGGGACGATTAAGCCTAGAGAAATTAAACATTATTCAGCTTTGGTTGAAGAAAAAGACTTTGGTCAACTATTAAAAGACATCGAGCAATATGAGGGTTATGTTCACACCAAATTCGCTTTAAAAATTCTGCCTCATGTTTTTGTGCGTACTGGTGAATTACGTCATGCTAAATGGTCGGATATAAATTTTGAAGAACGTACTTGGTCTTATACACCACCTAAGACTATGAAGAAGACAGGTGTTGAACATATCGTTCCTTTATCCGATCAAGTTATTGAGTTGCTTAAAGAGTTAAAACCATTCTGTTATAAGTCTGATTTACTTTTTCCAAGTATCTCGAGTAAAACACGCCCAATGTCGGACATGACAATTAATATGGCTTTACGAAGAATGGGTTATGATCGTGACAAGATGACAGGGCATGGCTTTCGTGCAATCGCTCGAACATTATTAGAAGAAAAGTTAAAGTTCCCTGTAGAACGAATTGAACAACAGTTAGCCCATCAAGTTCGTGATATGCATGGTCGTGCTTATAACAGAACCAAGTTTTTAGAAGAACGTGCTGAAATGATGCAGGCTTGGTCTGAGTATATAGATAAATTAAAGGCTTCCTAAGAAGCCTTTTTACTAAAGAAGTTATTGATTGTGGAAAGTCGCCAGTAGCGGTATTTACTTTCAGGGTCTACATAATCAGGTTGTGGAAATAAACCTTTCTTTAATTTGCTGTCGATCGTGTTTCGACTAAAAGTAAGTTTTGCGACTTCTGATGTTTTTAATAATGGATCGTCCATCAAGTTTTCTCTACGGTTCATAAATTCACTCGTTTTTTAATTTATCTTCGTCTTTAAAAATTTCAGTTTGAAACTTTATACTCAAGTTGCTTAATCAAATTGCCTATTAATGGATCCCAATCAAACCCATACGTTTTTTGTAAGTACGACGTTCATAAGAGGGGATATGTGATTTTTTTAAACCAATTGCTAAAGCCTTGCGCTTTTGGAATTTACGCTCTTTTTCAAAACTAAGACTAATCCAGGGCTTTTCTAAATGTTCCGCAAATTCAATGAGGAATAGATAGCCGGATTTACTCACTCGATAAATCTCACCATTTTTTTGAATGTACTCAGAAGAATAGATACGCATACGGAATTCACCGTTTTCATTGCTGATGAATTCAGTTTTATTTGGAGTGGTAGAAATCATTATTTTGCCTCCACAAGTTTGTTACGCTCGATATAAGACACAATCATTTGATTGATATTTCTGTGATCGTTGTAATCTGTGAAGTCATTCCAGTCTTCACCATTTACATCCGTGATTTCATCTATGGCGAGATTGGTAATGTCTACTGCTGTAAATTCAGTACCAGGAACACCGTCATTGTCTGGACGAGTATCAAAATCAAAACTTACTTTAAGTAGGAAGCTATCTAATTTAATTACAGCTATGCCTGAGGTGTCTGAGGTAAGTTTTAAGGCATCAATGTTATACGTGGATGGTATGACGTTTGGAATGGTAACAGTTGGCGTGTATGGACTCGCTGTTTGATCGTACGCAAGGGCAATTGCACCGACAGTCAATAATCCAGTCACTATGGCAATTTTGAAGCGGTTAAGCGGCTGCACGCGATGTGTAAGAGTGGGATTGATGGAATGTGGTTTTGTGTTCATACTTATCTCGCAGTGATCTGTAAAGCCCCGTCGCCGTCCAAAGTTCCGGGGCTTTTTGTTGTCTATGCTATTAAGGTAAGATAACTTACCATTATTGTCAATAATATTGGTAATTAAACTTACTTTTTATTTTTATTTATAAAAAAGCCCACTTGAATTGTGGGCATTACAGATATGATAAAAATTTATTCTTCATCATCAATATAATTTTCAAGCTGTATCCCTAATAGTTTATTTTCAGGTTTATCACCTTTTAAATTAAGGATAATTGAATTTTCGATTTCTCTATATTCTTCGACTGTCAGATATTCTCGCATACTTAATAAATTTTCATTATTTAGAGAAGCAATATACTGTTTATTTGTGTTTTTTAGTTTGCTAAGTATAAATTTAAACCATAAAGCTCTAGATTTAGGATTAATGTCAGCAAATAATCTATTGTCGTGCCAAACAAAATTTATATTATGATTACTTCCATGGAATAAATTTAAAATATCAAAAGCTAAAATTCTTGCATTATCAATACCATCGGAATCAGCCCCATCAATTTCAATTTTTAAATTATATCTTAATTGATTGATTCCAGTATTATTTTCTAAAATAATGCCAGCAGCGGCATTGTCATAAAGATGACTAATAATTTCTTTAAATAATTGATCCTTATCAGTTAAGGGGCTACATTCGATAAAATCTAAAGTACGTCGATCTTCTTGGATCATTTGCTCTTGGATATTAAATTTCTTTTTATTTAGTCCAGTTTCGAGAGTGAGAAAATTGCTCACAGTATTATAGGTGTTTTTTAATTCAACTAAGGTTTTAGCCATTGTGGTGTATTCATCTAATGCGCTTTTACCTTGTAAGTAGTTTATTTTATCTTGTTGATTTTTAATATTTAATTTATTTGAGTCAGTTATTTGAGAAATTTTATTATCTATTTCAAGGATTTCATTTTTTAAACGAATTTCTCTATTTTCAGCAATAGTATTATGGAACTTTTCGACAGCATCAAAATGTTTTAATATTTCTGGTTTAAAAATCGATTCAAGACCTTCATACATTTCTTTTAAATCTTGTTTAGAAATATCTGGAGTAACTTCTAAAGATTTTAGAATATTCTTTTTATTAAATTCTAGAATAGATATTTCTCTTTCATTTTTCAAAATAATATTTTTAAGATTATTTGCTTCTTTTTCAATTTCTTTAAAATCCTCAACAACTTCAAAGTTGTCAAGTTTTTCTTGTAGAGCTTCAATTTCACTTAGGGTTTTATCTAATTGGATTTTTGGATTTTTCCCATTCAATATAAGTGATTTAATAGTGTCACTATTTTTAAATGTATTTAACTCTTGAGTAATAGAGTCTAAATCATTTTTTAACTTCTTTTTTTGTATTGCTAGAGAAATGTCCAAACCTAATAAATGTAAAGAATTTAATAAGGCAGGGTAATCCTTCTCTGATTCAGTGTGTAAAGGATGATCACAATCTTTTTTAGTTAAACGAGCAAACCTCTTAATCAAACTTCTAAAAGTCAGATATTCAGAATTTTCAGGAATATAAAAAAAACCAGATGAATTTAAATATTCCCTAAAAGCTGAGATTTTATAATTATTTTTATTTACTTGAATTTCATTGCCTAGAGCAGATCGGGTAATACTATTGTGATTGTTATTAAAATAATAGTGAAGAGTAAAAGTCTTTTTGGGCATTTTACTGGCAATTTTAGGAATTGAGTTTTTAGCCCCCATACAGTGATGGAAAATCCCTAGACTAAGAGTTTTACCAACACCATTACTGCCTCCTTCTTCAGAAGCATTGATAGGATCATCACCTAAAATAATATTCAAACCTGTTGGTTTAAAATTAATAGTTTTGAAACTTTTTAAGTCAGATTCAATTTTTAATAGATTCATAGAGGTAATTTCTGAATTCGTCCATCAGGAAGTAAAGCTATTACATTGATTGCAAACAAGATATCAGTTGCTAAAATAAGTTGCTCAAAATTTATATTGCTTGGATATATATTTTGGTTAATTTCTACCAAAGTCCATAACTCATCAATTGTAACGCTATTCATAGGAAGTATTGAATTTATGAAGCCAGCAATACCAATTAAAGATTCTGAAAACAAAGTATGTTTATGAGGTAATAAGGCTGTCAGGATGTTCATAGACGTCGCAACTTTCAAAGTATTTAGCCAAAACGATGGAGGAAACGGTTCTATATCCTGTAAGAGCCATTCTTTGCGCTGGATTATTTCTGATTTCTGGAGGTATGATTTCATCTCTAATCCATGCATATTGTAAGTCGATTTCTTCCTCTTGACCATTAAATAACAACTTACTTTGTTCATAAATTTCATGAACAAATGTACTAATTTCTTGAGCAATACCACCTTTTACGGAATTTAAATATTCATCAATTAAACTAACCTTTTTAATATTATTTCTAAGCTCCTCTGCTATTTGAGGGTTTAAATTATTTAAAGAAATTTTTTTCTCAAAATCGGGAACATTAATATCTAAAAGTGATATTTTTGAACTATGTGCTTTTTCACTTAAGTACATTAATAATGTATTAATTTCTGTATTATAAAAATGATTCGGGACTTCTTCTATATTAGGAACTCCACCAACAATATACATTTTTAAATCTTCAGAAAGGCTATTAAATTTTAATAAAAGTTTTCTTGAACAAAAACTTTCACATAGCTCTAACTTTTGCTCATTTTGGAAGACTTCTAAATCAGCATTTAAAGGAGCAGGTGAGCCCTCAAATCTATCATTTATAACGAAACTGTATTTTTTTATTCCCGCCCATTTCGCCCCTAACTTATGAAAGTCAGTTTTTGCTTTTCTGAAAGCATCTGGTGGATTCCAGTGAGTATTAGGCTTAGGGGCATATACTTGAAAATAGTGTCCATCGTCATGTATATAACCATCATTGCCACCATCACCCCAATTGCCCCATGGAGCAATTGATTGAAATCTGTTATCCGAAAAACTCATAATATCATTGAAAAATGACATAAATGATTCGCCAGAACGTTGGAGAACTTGTAATTTAAATAATAAATTATAGATATAATTTAATTGCCTATTTGACATTTTTTTACCTTGTGGCTCTTTAGATGTTAAATATTTACTTTAAACATCTCTATATAACCCAACGACTTTTCCAACCAACTTACATCCTTCACGGAGAGGTATGATTTTTTCATGCCATTTTGGGTTCAAGGGTTCTAAATACATACCGTTGCTTTCTACAATCAATTTCTTGAAAGTTGCTTCCGTTTCCCCGTCGCACGCAACGATTACCAAATCACCTGTTTTTAAATCACTTATTTGAAAGTCAGGATTTACATATATTTTGTCGCTTGGTCTAAAGTCTGGAGACATAGATTCTCCAACTACAATTAAACCGTAACCGTTTTTGCCACATTTAGGGTTTGGTGGTAACCATTCCTTAAACTCAGTACCCATTGGAACTGAATCAGCAGTAGTCCAAGTTCCTGCTTGTACCCAAGAAATAACAGGCACTAAACGTCCTGCTATTGGAAATGGTGTAGTTACATTCTTATCTAGAGAATCACTTCCTTTACCACTTAATAGGTAATCAGAAGTAACCCCTAAAATTTGGGCTAATGCCATCAAACTATCGTGCTTAGGTAAGTTCTCATCCTTTTCCCAATAAATTACTGATGTTTTAGAAACTCCAATTGCATCAGCAACTTGTTGTTGAGTTAGCTTTTTAGACTTTCTCTGATTTTTTAAACGAGTACCTAAAGTTTCCATAGTTTTTTGCCAGTTCCGTTCGTAAGAAATCTTACCATTTGATAAGGTAAGTTTTATGTGTTTAAATAAAGGTAAGTAAAGTTACTTTAAGTGGTGAAACGCATGACCAAAACAGAAGCATTGGCCTTACTGGAGTGCAGTATTACTGAGTTAGCCTACAAGTTAAGTATTAGTACTCAAGCAATAAGTCAGTGGTCTGAAGAAAAAATCCCATTAGCTCGTGAATACCAAATTCGTGATTTGGTAGAAGGAAATGAGCCTCTGAAAAATAAAGTTGCTGCTGGTTAAGGACATAAATATGAGCCTAGAAAAAGAAGATCTACGACTAAAGATGCTCCCTGACATGATGGAGCGTTTGAGATTGGTTGCAGATGTAAGGGGTAAAGACTATGCACATCAAGCGGTCATCCTATTAGAAAAAGCAATCATGGGTGAATTTCATGAAGTTAGCTTAATGCTTGAAAGAGCGAATAAAAATAGGAAGAAAAGGGAAAGCTTGGGACTAGTTGGGAACCCTAATCGAATTGAACCAAATCAAATTTTAGACATTAAAAAAGCCTGATGTTCGAGGTCAGGCTTCACATATCCATAACGAGATGAAATGAATATGAAATCAAATGTAGCACAACAAATATACGAAAACAATCAATCTAATTTTTTACCTGGTGATGTTGTGGTTTTAAAGAACCTTAATCTTTTATCGGTAAATGAGCTTATTACGCTTAAAGAATTCGATGGTAAGCATTGGACAACGGATCACAGCATTGGTCGAGTAGCTGAAAGTGCTATTCGTACAGCAACAACCACTGAACTCATGATGAAGCGCCGTTTAAGTCCAATAGAGTTATCTCTTGCGGAGGTTTCATGACAACTAACAAGGTATTTAAAAAAGCTCCAGAGCATAAACAAAGGCAATGGACTCAATCCTGGTATGAGCCTGCACTTAAGTCTTTAGATACATTTCTTGAAATCCGAAAAGCAAATTTAAGAAAGATTAATCGTGATGAGAAAAATGCTGCAGTCACAAAGCATGAATTTATGGAAATGCTCATCAATGAACACCGCTTAACGGTGTATCAAGCCGGTGAGATTGTCGCAAGCTTACTCAAAGCTTATAAAATTTTAATGTATGGCAGTTTCATATATGAAATGCCTAAGGTCGGTGAAATATGAGCTTAGATGCAACCGTATGGGCATGGAAAGCTACTGTCTCAGGTGCAAGTGAAAGACTTGTACTTTTAGCTCTTGCTGATCGAGCCGGAGATGATCATAAGTGCTTCCCAAGTTTAAAGCGCTTAGAGAAAGACACCACGCTAAATCGTAAAACGATTATCAAAGTTTTAGATGAACTTGAACTCAAAAAATTGATCCAATTTACAGGTGAAATAAAAGGGAATGGGGTTAAGGTTTATCAATTGATTGGTGTGTTTGGACGTGAAGATTATTCAGACACCAGTACCAAAAAGGGGACTAGTACCAAAAATGGTACAGGTGTCAATTTAGGTACTAGTTCCAAAAACGGTACTAGTACCAATAATGGAACTGGAACCAGTACCAATTTTGGTACCGAGACCAGTACCAATTTTGGGACACAGAATCTCCCAAGGAATCTCTCATTAGAATCTAAAAATAAAAAAGACTGGCTTTGTTTGAAAAAACTTCGTTGGGAATTAGATCAAGCTGATCCCGGAGTGGTACCAAAAGACATTATCGAAGCAAGTTGGTTCGAACGTGAAAAAAGAGCTTTCGAACTTTTCAATGCCGACAAGGATCTTTGTGATGATCTTTTGATTTACCACTTCGCTGACACACTTTTGAGAAACCGTCACAAATACGACAAAGCGCAAAATGGAAAATCCACTGGTGAATCTGATTCTGTATTTTTCTCGTCACCTCAGCAGATTTATGTTTTTGCCAACAAACTCGCTCAACTTCCAGACGTCATTGATGAGTTCAGTATGCCAGGTGAATCCTTTGAAAAACTAACAAGCCGGATTGCTGCAAAACTCTCAGATCCGAATGAGCTACAGAACTGGAAATCACACCTGCAGGCAGTCGGATTTAAATCAAAACAAAATAGGAAAGTTGCATGAGTGCCATTAATAAATTTTCTTCATTTGAAAAAGTGATGATCGGTATCGATACAGGTGTAAATACTGGCTTTGCAATGGCGATTGATCGTGGAGATGGTGGAGAACTGGCACAGGTCAATTGCTTAACCATTACTCAAGCTATGGCACGCGTTCAAGAGATTATTGAGCAATATGGAAATTCTAATGTTTGTTTATACATCGAAGATGCTCGTTTAAGAACCTGGTTTACTGGTGGACGTGAAAAAGCTCAAGGCGTTGGATCTATCAAACGTGATGCACAAATATGGGAAACATGGTGCATTGAAAATAAGATCAATTATTTGATGATTCACCCGAAAGCAAATACAACAAAAGTTAAAGCATCCACGTTTCAAAAAATCACTAAATGGCTTGGTCGAACCAATGAGCATTCAAGAGATGCAGCAATGTTGGTTCACAAGCGATTTGCAAAGTTTAAAGGTGTATCGCTTTGAGCCACGTGTTAATCCCAATATTCACTATTTTGCTTGCTTTGGTGACTGCAGCAATTCTCACTTTTGTTTTTTCTATTGGTGCTCCAAAAGGTTGGAATAGGCAACTAGTGTTTCAAGATAACTTTTTCTTATTTATCGCGATTGCAGCTTCGGAAATGGCTTACAAGGATTATTCGTACAATCCAGATCCTATAGACGTGATGTGGATATTGGGAGTGGTTTATTTAGTCGTATATCGTATGCCGAAATGGAAGATACTATGACCGAAAACATTAATGATTTGACTGGTGATATTCGTTCTATTGCTGAAATTATAGGAAAGCAACAAGCACTGTTTTTAGTGAGCCAATACCCAAGATATAAATCAAAGAAGCGAAATGGTGAAGGGCAATTACTTCTGTATGTACCGAAAGAATCTCGGTTAGGGTTTGATCATAAGTTGATTGATATTTTGGGCTATACCGATGCAGTGAAGTTATGCAAAGAGTTTGGTGGAGAATTATTAGTATTATCTCAGTGCAAACATATTCTAATTAAGAGCCGGAATGCTGGAATTAAATCTATGTTTGAGCAGGGCTATAGAATAGACGAGATTGCACAGTATTTTAACCTATCAACTCGAACGGTGCAGATTACGGTATATAGTTAGAATGTTTTATTTTTCAAGATTTTGATGTTGTTTAAAAATATAAATCAATTAATATGAATGAACTTTATGATTATAAGAGATTGTTGTGGCTACATATTTATTTTTATGGAATCCGAAAAAATGGTCGTGGACTTCATTAGATACTCAAATTAAAAAATTAGAAGCTGGAGATGTAGTTAAAGAACGATGGTCTACTGGTAATAGAAAAAAAGGGATCAATGATGGTGACAGGTTCCTAATGATGAAATTAGGTGAAGAGCCAAAAGGGATCATAGGCTATGGAACTTTTGATAACTTGAGACAAGAACTTCATTGGGATTCTGAAAAGGCAAAACAAGGTGATACTACAGCACATGTAGATTTAAACTTTGAGTTTCTTAGTTCATATCCATTAATTGAAGAAAAAGAATTAAATAAGCGATTTGATTCAGCTGTTTCAACTTGGACGCCTGGATCAAGTGGAAATTTAATACCAGATGATGTTGCTGATACAATTATTCAAATAATAAATGTAAGAAAAATCTCTAAAGTATCCACAATTACCCAACCTGTTCTATTTGCGCGAATAGGCTATATGGAATATTACCAGGGTGCATTTAATGGTGATGTACCTAAAGGAGGAGGTAGCTTCAACAATGAGAATACAGGTTTTGAGGCTTGTAATTTCTTAGATGTAAATGGAAAAGTTTATGGATATTATCAACCTGCAATGAATTCAGGTAAGGTAAATTTGGAAAGAATTGATCCAAGTAATCAAAATTTAGAAAAAGTAGATAATGTCCTTGTAATTTTCTTCAGCACATTACCAAAAATTCTTGCACAACAGAACTTTAGCGATGATGTAATTAGCTCTTCGGCTGTGATTATTGGATGGTATAAAAATGCCACAGTGTTTAGAGATCCACAGAAAATAGATAGAAAAATTGATGGTGTAGACCAGGATACCTATTTTATTGAGGCGAATACATCGGATGCATTCCTATTACCTGTTGATAAGCGACTTTACAAAATTGGACATGGAATAAAGGGTGAGAAAGAAGGGAATCCAGGTCAATCAAATAGCTTTTATATTTATGGTGATGATAAGAAACTTAAAGATTTATCTCATATACAAAATAAATGGATTGGTCAGGCTATAGATTATGTGAAAACATATTCAGGTCCGTTTATTAAAACTGATGAAGAACGTGCCGAACAGAATGCTTATAATGGTCAATTTAGAGTAAGTAGCAATGGAGCTGGTTTTCAAAGTAATGCTTTGATTCGTGTTGCAGTTGAAAAATATGCAATGCAAAAGGCTGAAAAAGCTTTAACTGAAAAGGGTTATGAGGTTAGAGCTACTCATGATAATGGACAAAGTATTTGCGGAAACTCTCCATATGATATGAAAGCCTATAAAGATGGAAGAGAATATTTAGTTGAAGTAAAGGGCACTCAACTAGATGGTTCATCAGTAATTTTGACTTATAACGAAGTTGAATTACATAAAGATCCTAATAATCGAGTGATCTTGTGTGTAGTACATTCGATTAAATTGAATGATGAAAAAATAAATCAAAAATCTGGTGAGGTCGTTATTCATGATCCATGGATATTAGATACAAAGAAGCTCAAAGAGATTTCATATTTTTATAAATTTTAAAAAGTAGTAATAAAATAGTCTTTACTATCAAAACTTGTGAATATGATTTTGAAAAGTAAAGAAATAAAAAAACTATTGAATTAAGTTCTCAAGAAAGCTCATTTTAAGATGGGCTTTTTTTTATTACTTTCTTTGGGTGAAACACAACCAGTTGAATTGAAAATGTGAAAAAGTGAATAATGAAAAAGAACAACAAAAATTTAAAAATCATCAAATAAATAATTTTGAGAACTTAGTGTAATGAACTGGCATGAAGTTTATGAAGCAATTTTGAAGTTTTGGGACAATATTCAGTATTTCATCGCTGGTTTTTTAGGAGCTTCAGTAGTGACTAGATACCACAAAGACCGATTAAAGACATGGCATGATTACACTGTATTCATTCTTTCAGGTGCTTTTACTGCTCATTATTTAACACAAGTCGTTATCTATTGGTTAGACCTTGAACCAGTGCATGCCGGTGGTATTGGTTTCCTACTTGGTGCCTTTGGCGGTATGGTTATTCAAGAGCTTACGTCCTGGATAAAAAATGGTGAATATAAGAATCAAAGCTTTTTCACTTATTTTGGTGAAATGATAAAGAGCTGGCTAAGTCGAGGTAAAAAGTAATGAGTAATTTTGATGAGCAAATGACTCGCTTATTACGTGCTGAAGAGGGTGAAGTTCTTTCAGAGTATAAAGATCATTTGGGATATTCAACGATTGGCGTTGGTCGTTTGATTGATCGCCGTAAGGGTGGGGGCATCACAGCTGAAGAGTCGGCTTACTTGCTTAATAACGATATTCAAAAACGCTTAGTCTTGCTTGAACAAAAACTACCGTGGTTCAAATCATTAGATGATGCACGCCGTGGTGTATTGCTGTCTATGTCATTTCAGATGGGTGTAGAGGGCTTGTTAGGCTTTAAGAATACGCTTGAGATGATTCGCACAGGTCGCTATGAAAGTGCAGCAACAGGGATGCTTAACTCTCTTTGGGCAAAGCAGACACCACAACGCGCTAAACGTCATGCAGAGCAGATGCGAACAGGTCAATGGGTAATCAAGGCAGGCTTTTGATGAACCAAGAAATTATTAATGTGAGATGCAACAGCATACTTCAAGTTGTTGAAAATATTACCATTAATAAATCTTTTATTGTTGAGAATAATTATCATTATCGTAGGTACTTTCAGGGGGTGACCCCAGGCGGGGGCAAAGACCTCGCAGGATTTCATATCTGCGGGAATTTTTAAAATAAAACATACTACTACTTCTCAGCAAAATAAGGATTGGAAAAAGTGCTTTTATGGCAGTCTCAAGTAAAGGTCAAAACGTAAGTAGAAAGGGGCTTTCAGATGTTTTTGGAGTTGCTTTAACTACGGTTGATGCCTGGGTTAAAAGAGGTTGTCCAGTAGTAGTCCGAGGTCATGGAAAAGGGAGTGAATGGCAGTTTAACACGGCTCAGATCTCCCAGTGGCTTCAGGATCAAGCGGTAGATAATGCGACAGGTGGTATACCTGACAATAAAGAAGAATTAGAACTACGAAAACAAAAAGCAGAAACCGAACTGGCTGAATTAAAACTGGCAAAAGAAAAAGGTGAAGTGGCATTAATTTCAGAGTTTGAGCGTGCTCAATCTATTGCCTTCAGTATCATTCGATCAAATATTTTAAACATCCCGCAACGTGCGGTTTTACAGCTATTAGGTGAAACAGATGAGCGTAGTTTTAAAGAAAAATTAAGAGCAGAATTAGTTTTAGCGCTTGAAACAGTCGCAGACTCAGATATTGAGGATGAAGAATATGAGTGATTTATCAATCTTCAGTAATTTTGAGTCAGTCGTAAATTCTCTGAGACGCTCAATGTCTTTCTTAATGCCTCCACCTGACATTAAGCCAAGCGAGTGGGCAGAGAAAAATATTAAAATTCCAGTGGGTAACGCCATACCTGGTCCCATAAATTTTGATAATGCACCTTATCAGCGAGGAATGCTGGATGCTATAAAAGAATATGGTGTACGCCGTGTCACATATATGACAGGTGCTCAGTTGGGTAAAACGACAATTCAGCAGTGTGCAACAGGCTACTTTATCGAACATGAGCCAAAGTCTCAGATATTTGTTCAACCAACCCAAGGGGATGTGCAAACATTTTTAGAAACTAAACTTCGACCGATGATTGAGGCGAATAGATCAATTTCTAAAAAAATGGCAAAACCAAGAAGCCGTGAAGGTGTAAACAACAGCCGGATGATTTCTTATATCGGTGGTTGGCTGATGTTTTCTTGGGCGGGTTCCCCAAAAACATTGCGTTCAAGATCTGCCCCGGTAACACATGCTGATGAAATCGATGGCATGGAAGCCACAAGCGAAGGTGATCCAATTGAGCTGCTGTCTCAACGTTCGGCAACATTTGGCGATCAAGCCTTAAGAACTGAATCCAGTACACCCACAGTCAAGGGGGCAAGCCGTGTTGAGACGGCATATTATAATGGTGATCGCCGTAGATACTTTGTGCCTTGTCCTCACTGTGGTGAAGCACAATTTTTAAAATGGGAAAATGTGACTTGGCAGGGGCGTAAATCTACAAATATTCAAGATGCCAGAGAAGATTTAGAACAAACACATTTAATTGAAACAGCAGGCTACAGATGCGAATGTTGTAATGAGATTTGGACAGATGGGGAGCGTATTGCAGCCATCCGAAATGCAGAGAAAAACGGTTATGGTTGGAAAGCTGAATTACCCTTTAAAGGTCATATCAGTTTTCATGCCCCTGAAATGCTTTCAACATTTCGAAAAATGCGAGACATAGTTCAATCCTATTTAGATAAATTGGCTTTAGATGATTTACAGGTATTTGTAAATGTATCTTTGGGTGAAACCTATGAAGAAAATGCAGATAAGGTGGATCCTGAATCATTAGAAGCGAGAGCTGAGGAATATAAAGCGATCGTTCCGCTTAATGGCGTATATCTGACTTGTGGTGTCGATATGCAAATGGATCGTTTAGAACTTGAGATAGTTGCTTGGGGCATAGGCGAGGAAAGTTGGTCTGTTGATTATCGTGTACTTTGGGGTGATCCGCTAGGCGAAGAGGTATGGGAGCAATTAGACGATGTTCTTGCGGAAACTTATTTGCATGAATCTGGCTCACAATTAACTATATCGGCAACATGTCTGGATACTGGTGGTACTGCAGGATGTACACAAGCAGCTTATGAATACGTTAAAAATCGCCGCAATAGAAAGCTTTTTGCAATCAAAGGTCGTGGTGGATGGGGCTTACCTATTGTTCAAACTCCACAGAGAAAGCAATCAGGTAAAGATAAACGAAAAATCGATCTGTGGCTTGTTGGTGTAGACGAAGCAAAACTTATGGTCTCTCGCCGTTTAGAATTTGATCGAGTTGGACCAGGTTATTGTCATTTTCCGATTCAACGTGAAACAGAATGGTATAAACAACTTACAGCGGAAAAATTGGTCATTAAATACATCAAAGGTCAACCAATCCGTGAATGGCATAAACCAGACCGAGCACGGAATGAGGCGCTGGATTGTCGTGTTTATGCTTTGGCAGCATTAAAGATTATGAATCCTAATTTAAAACGTATTTCTGAACGTGTACTCACTGATGCAGCAGTCATCGAAAATGTAAAAACCGAAATGATTGAACCGAAAAAAACTCGAGTAAATACAGTTGTTAAAAAAAAGTCATCCACGGTAATAGTTAAAAAGAAAAGAGTATTCGGAAATAAAAAGTAAGACTTTTTAGTTTAATAGTTAGATAGATGAAAAAATGAATAATGAAAAAAATTTAATGATTATCGAAGATGGGCACAACAGCTCAGTTTCGGTAATCATTTTTTATGGTATTCCCACAAAAAATCACAGCAGGCTTAACCCTCAGGCACATTATAAATTTAACAGCATATCCAGCCTCCTTATGGGTTGTTAAAGCTTATTTGCGTGGACCATCAAGCATTGATATTAATGCTGAGAAAGATGGAAATCTCCATGTTATACACGTATCTGCTGATGTCACAAAAAACTATAAATCAGGCTATTACGGTTTTTCTTTACGTGCTGTCAATAATTATGGCGAAGTTGAAGAAATTGAAGCGGGTTCTGTTGAAGTCATTACAGATTTAGCTGCGGTAACTGGTCAAGTTGATACACGTTCACATGCTAAAAAAGCACTTGAAGCATTAGAAGCTGTAATCGAGGGACGAGCATCATTAGACCAGGAACGCTATCGATTAAATAACAGGGAATTATTTAGAACACCTTTAGATACCCTTATAAAATTACGAAATCAATATCGCGCTGAAGTATCAAGAGAAATTGCCAAGGCAAGTGGCAAAAGTATTTTTGGTAAAGTCGTGCGCGTGAAATTGGGGTAAATGCTCATGTTTGGATTGAAGCGAACCATACCCGAAACCCCTGATATTTCTGCATTACCAGAAGTTAAGATCAATAATGACTCAATAAAAACAAGAGCTGGTCGTGTATTTCAAACTGCGAGTCGAATGTTTAAAGCTGGGGTTGCAGATCGGCTTACTTCTAAATGGTCATCTTCGCCTTTACCTGCAGATTTAATCATTGAGCGTTATCAAAAGATTATTGTCGCACGGAGCCGTGAGCAATGCGCCAACAACGATTATGGTAAGCAATTTTTACGTCTCACCCATCAAAATATTGTAGGTCCACAAGGTGTCACACTTCAGGCACAAATAAAAAACAGTGCTGGAAAACTCGACAATAAAGTGAATGACTCTATTGAGCAGGCTTGGGAGCAGTGGGGCAAGAAGTCTATTTGTGATATTCAAGGGAAGAAATCTTGGCGCTCATTGCAAAGAGCTTGCGTCATATCCGCTGCCAAAGATGGAGAATTTTTTATAAGAATTATTCGAGGTCAAGAAGCTGGGCAGTATGGTTTTGCCTTACAAATTTTAGATGCCCAACGTTGTCCGGTGCATTATTCAGATAAATTATCAAATGGTAATTTCATTCGTCAAGGGATTGAATTCAATAAATTTGGTCGCCCGATTGCTTACTATTTTGATGCCTCTACCGAACAAAATGCTCAATATAAATATGGATCAGCAAATTACATCAAAGTGATGGCTGAAGATGTTATTCACGGTTTTTTAGATGACATTGTAGGGCAAAAGCGCGGATTACCTTGGACCGCCACCAGTTTATTTCGTATGAAGCAATTGGCAGAGTTTGAAGATTCAGCCATTGTCAATGCACGTGTTTCAGCCAACAAAATGGGATTCATTCAGTGGGATAAGGACGCAAATGGTCCAGAGTTTGACCCTGAAGAAGATGAAATTGTTATTGAGTCGCAGGCTGGTGAATTTCCAATGTTGCCTCAAGGTGCTCAATTAAAAGAATGGTCCCCTAATTATCCGACGGGTGAATTTCTTCCATTCCATAAAGCCATGCTGCGCTCAATGGCTGCGGGCATGGGGGTGCTTTACAACAATCTCGCATCCGATTTAGAAGGTGTTAACTTTTCCTCTATTCGCCAAGGAACACTTGATGAACGCGAACATTGGAAAGAATTGCAACAATGGTTAATTGAGTCATTAGTTGAACCTGTATACAACGCTTGGCTTGAATACGCATTGCTTAAAGGTGTGATTAAAAAAGGCAACATTCCCCTAAAAGCACTTGACCTTGAGCGTTATAAATCAGTGTCTTGGCAACCTCGCCGTTGGGCATGGATTGACCCATCTAGCGATGTGGCAGCAGCGGAAAAGTCTAAAAACAATATGCTGACTTCACCCGGTGCACTGATTAGAGAGCAAGGCAAAGACCCACAAACGGTATGGGCAGAAATTGCAAGAGATACACGAGCAATGATTGATTTATTGGTAGATCAAGGCATTACAAAAGAAGTGGCTGAAGAAATGGTTTTAACAAGTATGGGTAAAAAACAAACTGGCGCAGTTGGGCGACCTAAAGAGGGTGTGTAATGAAAATGTCGAAACTTTCTAGCTTGATTGCTAAAACAAAACCTGAAACAGCAGCAATCATTAAACCGCGTTCAATTGGAAAAACGACAGGTTTTTTAAAACAACATACTATCTGTAATTTGTTGAGGAATGCTGATTTTAAACGTGATGCATCTCAAACTAAGCCATTGCCTGATTTCAATAAAGATAAATTATTCCGTTCTTATGTGGTTGATGATTTTAAGGTAGATATTGAAAAGCGCACAGTAGAGCTTTCATTCTCAAGTGAAGCAGAGGTAGGGCGTTGGTTCGGTGTTGAAATCTTGGACCATTCTCAAGGTGCAATTGATTTCAGCCGCTTAAATGCTCGTGCACCATTCTTACTGGATCATAATTCTCGTGATCAAGTTGGTGTGGTGGAGAGTGCTTGGCTTGATTATTCTCAACGTAAAGGGCGCGCTTTAGTACGACTAAGTAAGTCTTCCCGCGGCGAAGAAATCCTACAAGATATTGCAGATCTAATTCGTACCAATATCAGTGTGGGTTACATCATCAAAAAAGCAATTCTAAAGGAACAGCGTGAGCATGAAGATGTTTACCTGATTACGGAATGGCAACCCTATGAAATTTCTTCTGTTTCTATTCCCGCTGATACAACTGTCGGTGTAGGTCGTTCAAATGAAAAAGTGAATAATGAAAACAATTTACCCACTCAGCAAAATGAACCTATTGAAGTTAAAACTCAAGTCAATCAGCAAAGAGCGTTTTATATGAATTGGGATCATTTTACAGACAAAGACGGTAATTACTGTCGCCAACAGCTCAATGATAAAGGTGAGCGTTTTGGTGCAATTGAGATTCTTCGCAAGGCTGAAGATACAGCGACACGCGGAGCAGAACAAGAACATGCGCGAACACGTGAAATTTTAGAATTGGGCAAAAAATACAATATGCCTGAATTGGCAGCAGAGTTTATTGGTCAACGGAAATCACCAGCAGAATTTCAAACTGCAATTTTAGACAAAATGCATGAGCGCCAAGGCAAGCCAATTACTGAACAACCAAAATCCAATAATGCAAATATTGGTTTAACTGATGATGAAACACGCCAGTTTTCATTATTCAGAGCAATTCGAGCTTTACGCCCTAACGCAAGTATGGCAGAGCGTGAAGCAGCTGCATTTGAGTTTGAGTGTAGCGCAGCAGCAGAAAAAGCCTACGGACGTTCAGCTCAAGGAATTTTAATACCCGCTGATGTATTAAGCCGTTCAATCCCTCAAAATCAGCAACGTGCTTTTGATTTGGGGGGAGGCGCTGGCGCAGGTGGAAGTCTGTTAGGGACTGATCATCGTGGAGATATGTTCATTGATTTATTGCGTAGCCGCACCACGATTATGCAACTCGGTCGTCATATGTCAGGCTTGGTAGGGAATGTTGAAATTCCAAAAGCAACCGGTGGAGCTACCGCCTATTGGGTTGGTGAAGGTGATGATGTACAAGGCAGCAATCCAACTACAGGTCAAAAAGAATTAAAGCCTAAAACCGTGGGTGCTCGTGTTGATATTACACGTAGCTTAATGCAACAAAGTTCACCAGATGCAGAAAGTTTGGTATGGGACGATATTAACCAAGCTTTGGCTTTAACCATTGATAAAGCGGGTTATTATGGCACAGGAACGGACAAACAACCGTTAGGCATTAAAAATATGTCAGGGATTAATGCGGTTCCTTTTGCCGCGGCAAATCCGACTTATGCAGAAATTGTCGACATGGAAAGTCAAATTGCTGCGGATAATGCAAGTGTAGACCGCATGGCTTATGTCATGAACTCATTAATGCGTGGACATTGCAAAACAAAGCCTAAGTTCGGCACGGGTACTGAAAGTGTTATTTGGGAAACAGGTGGCACAGTCAACGGTTATCGCACAGAAATCACCAATCAGATTGAGGATGGAGATATTTTCTTTGGTAACTTTGCAGATTTAATTATTGGTCTTTGGGGTGGGCTGGATCTCACACTAGACCCTTATTCATTAAGTTCGAGCGGTGGATTACGAATTGTTGCTTTCCAAGATGTTGATTTTGTATTGCGTAATAGTGAGTCTATTTGCTACGGCAAAAAAACACCTTAATTCAACTGTTTAAAGCTATCGAAAGGTGGTTTTTAAGAATTAAATACCAGGATATTAAAATGAGTAAAGTATTGATTAAATTAACCGCAGCAGTCGTTATTGAGGGTGTTATTCGCCGTGCGGGTGAAGAAGTTGAGATCAATGAACAATTGGCAAAAGAGTTGCTTTATAGAGGTCGTGGCACACTTGAAGAAACAGAATCAAATGAGGTCGATTTATCTAAGTTAAGTAAGGCTCAGTTGGTTACTTTTGCAAAGTCTGAATATGATGTTGAATTGGAAAACAGTTTGACCAAAGAGCAGATGATTGAAGCTATTCAATCCGCTGCAGAGGAATAATCATGCCTTCACCAAGTTGGGAAAATTTAGACGTATTTCTACAAAAAGATGATAAGGGCGGTTTTGCCATAACCGTCACTATCGAATTTTTGGATTGCTCACCCAATCGAAATATTACGGGTATTTTTGATGAACCCTATCTAAATGCTCAACTTGGCGAATATGAAGTTGATGCAATTGAGCCACGCTTTACCTGTAAAGAAATTGATGTTGTCGATGTTAAGCAAATGGATCGTTTGATTTTGGATGATGGGCGAACCTTTAATATTATGACTTATCCGCAAAGGGATGGTACGGGGCTTTGTATCTTAAAGTTAGAAGAACGAGATGATTCAATTTGATATTCGATCTGAAGGTATTGAGGCAATCGTTGCTGAACTGGAACCTACTGAAAGCCAAGCTAAAGTTGCTCTAAAACGTACTTTAAACAAGATGGCGAAATGGATGAGTACCCGAACAGTCAGAGGTTTAAGCAGTGAATTGGCTTTGACTCAAAAAATACTCAGACGCCGTTTAAAGAAAAGTACCATCGTTCAATCAGGTTCAGGATTTTCAATACGGTTGTTTTATGGATTGAATGATATTGCCTTGATTCACTTAAACTCAAGACAAACACAAAAAGGGGTAACAGCCAGTAAGCGGAAAGTGGATGGGGCTTTTATTTCTAAGCGTAAAAATCAAGTTTTTAAACGGACAGGTAAAGCACGTTTACCCATTGAAAAACAGGTTGAAATCATTAAGCCAAAAGCTGATGCATATCTTGAAGGTGTTGAGTTTAATTCAGTTGAATTTCATGAACAATTTTTTAAGACATTGGAGCATGAATTAAAATGGCAGATGAAATGGATGGGGTAGATTTATTCAATCTACACGCAACAATAGTCAATAAACTTCATGAACAATTTCCAAAGTTTAAATTGATTGAGTTTTATCGATCAGAAGAAGAACGAAAGCCGCCAACGCTGAATGAACTCCCGGCATTATTCCTCGAAATGGATTTTGAAATAAATCTTGATGGGGATAGTGGATCTGAGCAACTTCCATTGATCGCGAGAGTTGAAGCCAGAGTGATTGACAGCTTTGAAAGACGAAACTCTAAAATTAATATTCGTTCTTTAGCGACTCAAGTTGCTTATTATATTTTTAAAAATAAACGATTTCATGCCTGTAACGGATCTATTGCCGTTGGACCAGCTTCATTGGATGCTTTGACACAAGACCATTTTTACCCAAGCTTAAAAAGTTATGAAGTATGGCGTGTGGATTTCTCAATCCCAATTCTAGTTGGGGAAAATATTTGGAAGCAGATTGGTGAAACCCCGATCCCTGTTTATAGCTATACGCCTGATGTAGGTATAGGTCATGAGCAAGATTATCAGGAGGTAGAGCTTTGAGTTATGCCAATGCCAATATGGATCGAATGTTAGGTGATTTAATTCGCTATGGGCGCATTGAGTCTGTTGATTTTGAGACGATGACAGCAGCAGTGGATTTCGATGGTTTACTGGTGACAGGGCTTGAATGGGCTAAATCCCGTGCTGGTGATGATCGTTCAGGCAATGCACCCAGCGAAGGTGAGCAAGTCTGTGTACTTTCGCCCAGTGGTGATATTGCACAAGGGGTCATTGCATTTTCAATCACACAAGAGAAATTTCCGAACCCCAATAAAAACGCTAATCCTAAAACAATATATGTGGATGGCACTTATATTGAATATGACAAGCAATCACATACCTTGACTGTCGATGCATCTCAAGCAGGTGGAGAAGTCATTGTTAAATGTAGTCATGTTCAGATAGATGCACCAGAAACCACATGCACAGGCAATTTATCCGTTGGCGGTGCATTGGCAGTAAAAGGCAAATCTACAATGTCTGGCAATGTTAGTTTTACTGGTGGTTCAGTGACACACAATGGCAAAAATATTGGTGGCTCACATACTCATAATAAAGTTAAAAGCGGTGGTGATAATTCAGGAGAGGTCAACTAATGGGGATGAGTCGAATCCATGGTCGTGAGCTGACAGGTATTGAGAATTTAAGACAAAGCATAGTTGATATTTTGACTACGCCAATTGGCTCAAGAGTCATGCGCCGTGAATACGGATCTCGATTATTCGAATTGATCGATGCGCCGACAAATCGAGAAACTTTAGTAGATATTTATGCGGCTGTTGCTGAAGCATTAAATCAGTGGGAAGACCGTTTGCAGTTAGAGCAAATTGATATTACCAGCGCAACAAAAGGGCAATTGGTTTTAACGCTTACAGGTAAATATCTGCTGGATGGTAAGGCAATTAAACTGGATGGGATTGTAATAAGGTAGGTGAAAAATGACAGGTATTAATTTTGAATATTTAACACCGCCAAAGTTAATCAAAGAGCTGAATTTTGAAGAGATTCTGTCTAAAAGAAAAGAAGGATTTATCGCGCTTTATAATCCTGAAGATCGTGAAGAAATTAAAAAAACTTTAAAACGTGAATCAGATCCAGTTACTAAATTACTGGAATATTGCGCCTATTTAGAATTGATATTTTGCCAAGAGCGTAACGAGGATGTTAAATCTTTATTGGTGATGTATTCAACAGGTTCGGATTTAGAGAATTTAGTTGCGGACAGAAATATAAAACGATTAGTTATTAGTCCAGCAGATAACACGGTTACACCACCAATGCCAGCGGTCATGGAAACTGATGACGATCTACGTTATCGCTATATTTTGGCAATGAACAGTTTAAGTGTTGCTGGTCCAACATCTTCATATAAATTTTTTGCACATAGCGCCGATGGTCGTGTGGGGGATGTGTCCGTAGTTTCTCCGCCAGATAAGCCGTATTTCTTGGATATTTATATATTACAAAATGATTCTGAAACGGGTACAGCTTCACCAGAATTAATTAATATTGTTCAACTTGCACTTAATGATGAAAGTGTCAGACCTGTTTGCGACCGTCCAACAGTGCATTCTATTGGTATTATAAATTATGACATTCAAGCAAAAATTTATGTGGCTCAAACTGCTAAAAATAGTACCTTGTTGCAGCAAGCCAGAGAAAATTTAAACAGCTATATCAGAGATCAGCGCCGTATCGGTCGCTCAATCCGAAAGTCTGCAATCTATTCAGTTTTACATATTTCTGGTGTTGAGCATGTGGAAATAATTTCACCGGTGCAAGATATTATTATTGATGCAACTCAAGCGAGTTATTGCACAAATATTGATATACAAGCTGAGGTTTATGAATGAAAAAATTATTGCCTTCAAACTCAACCGAACTTGAATACAATTTAGCAGAGACGCTAAGCAATACCTTTAAAATTGAGCCTCGATTGAATGTATTGATTAATATTGATTCTGTACCTGATCAATTCTTAAATTTTCTAGCAATTCAACATTCTGTGGATTATTGGCGTGATGACTGGACGCCATCATTAAAGCGCGCAATTTTAAAACAATCTTTTAATAGACATAAAATCAAAGGGACACGCAAGGCTATTCTAAATGCCTTGGAACCTTTCGGATATGAATCAAAAATTACAGAGTGGTGGCAAACTGTTCCGCAAGGGATACCAGGTACTTTCTATTTAGAGCTTGATCTTAATGGTCGTGAGCTAAGTGAAGAAGTGTATAAGGAAGTAGATCGGTTAATTTCAGAAAATAAACCAGCAAGCCGACCACTGACAAACCTAACAATCAATGTTCAACCTGTTTGTATTCCGCGTGTTGCGGTTGGTGTACTTGGTGCGGAGACAGTCACAATTTATGTAGAGTAATCGATCAATGGCAACAGTGTATAAAGGCATATTAACAAACAACGGTAAGGCACTTATTGCAAATGCCACAGTCAATAATAAAGTTAATTATTCACATATTGCCCTTGGGGACGGTAACGGTTCAGTTCCTACACCTTCCGAAACACGCCCAGCACTCATCAATGAAAAGGCTAGAATCGCACTTAATGTCGTTGAAATTAGCAGTAGTAATGCCAATCAAATTGTATGTGAGGCAATCATCCCAAGCAATGTAGGCGGTTTTTACATCCGTGAGCTTGGGTTATATGCTGGCGCTACAATGGTCGTAAACTCAAACTACCCACCAACTTATAAACCTTTAGCCGATGAAGGTGGTGCACGAGAAATAAACCTTAAACTTATTATTAATGTTCAAAATGCTGAAGTGATTGCACTTTATCTTGATGACTCGTTAATCTATGCAACTCGTGAATGGGTAAATACCAATTATATTCGTCGAAATGAAATTGTAGATAATCTAACGACAGATGATTCAAAAAAACCACTCTCGGCAAAACAAGGAAAATATTTAGAGGATAATAAACTCAATAAAGCAATTAATATTCCTGTAAATGCTGATTTAAATAATTATAAAACTCAAGGAAGCTTCTTTGTCGATCTAGACGTTTATGCTGCAACTATTAAAAACAGTCCAACATGGTTATCTTTCACTCTACAAGTGGATATTACCGCAGGCGTTGTTCAAAGGCTAACAACTTACAATGGTGGTGGTACAAAACAATATATTCGATCTTATTATCAAGAGTGGTCAGAATGGTATGAAATTTATAGTAAGCTAAATCCTCAACCGACTGTAGACGCAATTGATGATCTAAATTCAAGTGATGCAAAAAAACCCTTATCAGCAAATCAAGGCAAAAAATTAAACGAAAAAAAGGTTGAAGTTGGAAACTCTTTTTTTGATTCATTTGCAAAAGATGTTGATTATTATCAAGATCATCTCACTGAGCAAACTTTTAAGACTTTTGATGATTTTCCACTTGGATCGCGTATTTTAGTTTCTAAAAATATAAATTTATTAAATGCACCCAATATTGCAGATGATTTTATTTATATTGAGACAAAAACAACTTACAAAAAAAATGCACCAGGGCGACTACAAATGGCTACTGGATATTCTTCTGGTGAAATCGCAGTACGTTCAGCACCTACAAATGCTAATTATGGTTCATGGAAAAATATAGCACATACCAATAGTAATGTTGCTTCAGCTACAAAATTGCAAACTGCTCGAAATATTACAATTGCAGGTGATGCAAATGGTACGACTTATTTTGATGGGACATCTAATGTTTCTATCAATATGGTTTTAGCAATGGCAAATACAAGTGCTGGTACTTATGGAGCGAACACATTACAAATTCCAGTATTTACAGTTGATAACAAAGGGAGAATTACAAGTGCTGGCAATAGAATGTTTCCTTCAGCTTCGACAACAGTACAAGGAGCAGTACAACTAAACAATACATTGACTAGTACTTCTGTAACTGAGGCGTTGACTGCAGCACAAGGAAAAACATTGTTTGATAGTAAACTGTCAAAATCAACAAAAATCTCCAGCGGTGATTTAAACCATTATCAGGAACCAGGACTGTATTGGTGTGATGCAGATGCTGAAGCAGCAACTATTCTAAATTTACCAACACCATTTGCTTTTTCACTCTTTGTAGAACGTCATGCAGGTGCAAAGCAAACATTTACTGAATACAACACAAATCGCACATTCATTAGACGGTTTTATAATGGGTCTTGGACATCTTGGAAAGAAATCGCATTCACCCAAGATCAGACATTTACAGGAACTACAAAATTCACTGGTGATATTCAAGTAGATGGTTCAGTCTATGCACAAAATTTTAGAAACGATGGTGACTTTTGGTTTGTTTCTAAAGATGGCGGTACAGCCAAAAGATTGCTTACAGGCGGTTTACTTATTTCTGATAGTTATTCTGATGCTGATAAAATCCCCAATTCAGGTATTTATTCTAAGGGTACCATTTTAACCTCAGGCGGCTTTTTTACAACACGTGCTGAAACAACAATCAGTAACAGTACAGGTAGATATTTATTTATCAACCAACAAAAGTGGGGTGCATTTGATCCAGCTACGGGCTATGTTCCATTATCTGTTGATTGTGGTGGTACAGGGAACGGACAAGGAATAGCTCCTTCTGCTTCAAAACTTCAAATTGCCAGAAATATCAATAATGTTCTATTTGATGGAACAGGTGATATTAATATTACAGCTCCTATGCGCTATCTAGGAAATGCAAATGATTCAACTTTAAACAGTTCTCTTGAAGATGGTTTTTATCTTGTTGCAGATAGTAATATCAGTGGATTCTATGGATATGGAATTTTAGAAGTTCGTAAAGCTGGAGCGACGATTCATCAAACTTATTACGCACATAATAAAAATGTAAATGGATCTGTGGCTGTCCGACAGTCTTGGAATGGCGGTCAAAACTTTACTGAATGGCGTTCATTAGATCCACAAGGTTCAGTGACGCTTTCAGGTCAACTTTCAGGAAGTGCAAGCTTTGATGATTCTGGGAATATAAATATTTCAGCTTCAGTTGTTCAAGGGCTTGGCATTAATCAAACGTGGCGCAATGTAACATCTCAACGTGCAGCCAATACAACATATACCAACAACAGATCCGTACCTATCAAAGTTGCTATTTATTTAGAGGCTGGGGGTAATAATGCTTATGCAAATATAAGTGTTGGAGGTGAGTTTCTATTTGCCTTTTCAAATACTACAGCCTGGGGCACATCGAGGGGTGGTGAGATTACAGTGCCTCCATATACAACTTACCGTGTTGATGGAACATTCACTAAATGGTCGGAGCTAACATAATGAAATATTTCAAAAAAAATGGTGAAGTTTTTGCATTCGAGAGTGACGGTTCACAAGATGAATTAATCACCAAAGAGTTTACAAAGATGACGAAAAGCGAAGTTGATCGTCATTTAAACCCTGAAAAATATTTATCAGATGAAGAGAAGCGTGACATCTTTTTAAAGACACTTACCCCCCTGACTCGTCGACAATTCAAACTCGCATTACTCGAAAATGATTTGCTTGAGAAAGTTGAATCAACGATCGACAACATTCCAGATCTGCAACTACGAAAACGTATGCAGATTGAATACTCAGAATCAGTTGAGTTTCATCGAGAATCAGAATCAGTGAATGCAATGTGTGAAATGCTTGAACTTAGTGAAGATCAAGTTGATCAACTTTGGCAACATGCGATGACCTTATAAACAGAGTCTTTCTCAATTTCTGGCTTGTCATTTATCTGTGAAAAAGTGAATAAGGAAAAGAATCATAATTTATTCAAGAATGAATCCAAAATCTAAATATGATTATGGATTTATTCATGACAGACACTTTCATTCACGGTATTGAAAACGTCACTGTAGATGATGGCGTAAGACCAATTACCACAGTGCGAAGTTCAGTAATCGGATTAATCGGGACCGCACCCGATGCAGATGAGAAACTTCTTCCACTCAATACTCCAGTTTCAATCGCTGGATCTCGAATAGAAGCAGCAAAACTTGGATTAACTGGTACTTTGCCTGATGCTATAGATTCAATCTTTGATCAAATTGGCGCGCTTATTGTTGTCATTCGTGTTGCAAAGGGCGTGACTGAAGCTGAGACACTTGCCAATGTTTTGGGTGGAGTGGATGCGAACAACGGTACTTATGAAGGTGTTCATGCATTTCTTGCTTCTGAGAACATCTTAGGGCTTGTTCCAAAGATTTTAATCGCACCGGGTTTCACACATACACGCACAGAGGGTAATTCCAATGCTGTAGTCGCTGAATTGGTTGGTATTGCTGAACGACTAAAAGCGACCATTATTCCGGATGGTCCGAATACCAATGATTCAGATGCTCAAGCTTATGCGAAAGATTTTGGTTCAAAGCGTATTTATCTGGTAGATCCAAAATCCAAAAAAGTTGGTTCAGAAGGTACATTAATTGAATCATTCTCAAGTGCTCATGTTGCAGGTCTAATTGCAAAATCAGATAGTGAGCGCGGTTGGTGGTGGTCACCATCAAATCAGGAAATCAATGGTATTGTCGGCACAGTTCGCGCAATAGATTTTCAAATGGGTGACGCAAATTGTCGTGCGAATATCCTAAATGAAGCAAAAGTAAATACAATCATTCGCCAAAACGGTTATCGTTTGTGGGGAAATCGCACGTTATCAGCAGATTCTAAGTGGCAATTTTTATGCGTGGTGCGTACTGCGGATATGATCGACGAATCATTGAAAGCTGCCCATCTTTGGGCTGTAGATCGCGGTATTACTAAAAATTATGTGAGTGATGTGGTCGAGGGAGTAAATAGTTATTTGCGCTATTTAACGAACATTGGTGCAATTTTAGGCGGTAAATGTTGGGCAAATCCTGACTTAAATACCCCTGATCAAATTAAATCAGGAAAGATTTATTTTGATTTCGATTTCACCCCAGTTTATCCAGCTGAACACATTATTTTCCGTTCTCATCTTGTAGATGATTACATCAAAGATATTTTTGCGTAAGGGGGTTATATGACAGGTGTAGCAGCAGATATTCGCAAAAATTGGAATATCTTTATTGATGGTAAAGGCTATGCGGGTAAAGCCGATGAATACAATCCTCCTGAGTTGGAAGAAGAAAACGAAGATTATCGTGCTGCAGGGATGGACGCGGCAATAGATATTCGCACAGGTATGAAAAAGTTAACTTCTGACTTTACTCTTAACTCTCATAGCCGAGATACTTTGGCTTTGTTTGGAGTTAAACAAGGTAAATCTACAACCGTGATTGTTCGAGAAGCAATGGAAAGCTTCGACGGCACTGTCACCGCTATTGAACACACAATGCAAGGTAAGGTTGTAAAAATTAGCCAGGGTAAAGTTAAAGCCGGAGAACTACCAAAAGACAAATATGATATGTCTTTAACTTACTATAAGCAGACCATTGCTGGAAAAGTCATCCATGAGATTGATGTGATTAACATGGTTCGCATCATTGATAGTGTAGATGTTTTAGCTGATATTCGAAACGCAATTGGGATCTAAAAATGACTGAGCAAAATCAACTTCCAGAATATTTAAAAGAAACAGCAACAGGCGATTTCGAAATTACATTTGCCAAGTCACTTGATATTGATGGGGCGAAAGTGGGTGTAATTGTAATGCGTGAGCCTACAGTACAAGATTTGCTTGCTGCAGAAATGCAATCAAAGGGTCAATCTGATGCGGTTCAAGAGATCATGATGTTTTCAAATCTTTGTAGTGTTACACCGGATCAAATCAAGGCAGCGACATTAAAAGATTATCGCCGTATTCAAGAGGCATTTAAGCTTTTTACAACATGAGCACAGAGGTCGCAAGATCTTATGTGCTCGGTTTAGCTTCACACACTTCATGGTCAAAAGCTGAAATTTTGGAAATGAGAATTTCAGAAATAATTTGGTGGTGTGAGGGATTGCCTGACGATGATCAATAACCGCTTTCGAGCGGTTTTTTAATGAAAAACTGAATAATGATAAATTTTCAAAACAAATAAAAAATAGTGAATCAGATTCTAAAATTGTTTTGCTATGTCAAATAAGAAACTCAATGCAGTCATTACGATTGGAGGAGCATTATCAGGTTCCTTTAAATCTGTAATGAATACCACAAAGGGCGAACTTAATAAAATTGGCTCGGAAGTCAATCGACTTAAAAAAACTCAAAACCAATTGGGTGACTCGATCAAAACTTTTGGTGGAATGGGTAAGAACGTTGATAATTTACGTTCACGTTATAGCGCCGTTACAGCCGAATTAAAAAAATTAGAATCGCAACAACGTAAGTTAAATTCGATTGAGAAAGCAAGACTAGAAAACAATGAAAAACTATCAAATCTAAAAGGGCAATTAGGATCTGTTATTGCTTCGACTGTAACTGTCGGTGTCCCGGTTAAATTGGCAATTGATTTTGAATCTGCAATGGCAGATGTAAAAAAGACCTTTAGCGGTACTGATCAAGAATTTAAAAAGATTAGTGATGATGCTTTGATGCTATCAACGCGCCTACCAATGGTCGCGACTGAAATATCTAAAATTATGGCTGCAGGTAGTCAGTCCGGTATTAAAGCCAATGAGCTTACTCGATTTGCTGAAGATGCAGTCAAAATGGGAGTGGCGTTTGATACCACAGCGGATATTGCAGGGCAATCTATGGCAGAGATGCGTACCGCATTTCGCATGAACCAAGATGAGGTTGTAGAGCTTGCCGATAAAATTAACTATTTAGGCAACAATACACCAGCTGCAGCCAAAGCCATTATGGATATTGTTCAACGTATTGGTCCATTGGGTGAAGTTGGGGGCTTTGCTTCAGGTTCAATTGCTGCACTTGGGGCGACTTTACGTGGTATGGGGATTTCAGAGGAAATTGCAGCAACAGGCATTAAAAATACCATGTTGGCTTTGGTTGCTGGTGAGTCTGCTACTAAAAGCCAAAAGGCAGCCTATACAGAATTAGGGCTTGATTACAAACGTATTTCAAAACAAATGCAAATTGATGCCAATGGCACAACATTGGAAGTTTTAAAGTCTGTATCAAAACTTGAAAAGCATAAACAAGCAGCGGTTTTATCTAATTTATTTGGTAAGGAGTCTTTGGGCGCAATTGCACCACTTTTAACCAATATTGAATCATTAGAAAAAAATCTAGGAATGGTTGCCGATAAAAGTAAATACGCTGGATCGATGGCAGCAGAGTATCAGGCACGATCTGAAACAACCGCCAATTCAATTATTCTTTTTAAAAATAGTGTATCTGCATTAGGCACAATTATTGGAAGTGTGCTCTTACCCTATATTACGGCTGGTGTTGAGAAGCTTGGAACATTTGTAGTTAAAGTGATTGAGTGGACCAAAGCAAATCCAGAACTTACAAGCACAATTGTAAAGGTAGTTGTAGGTTTAACAGCTTTAAAAGTTGGGTTGATTGCTGTGCGCCTTGTGTCATTGCTTTTGAGATCCAGTATTTTAGGGCTTGCTGGTTCTTTTATCCGATTGCTTGGAAGCAGTAGCGGATTATCAAAAGTGTTCAAAAGTACAGGTCAAGCCATATTAGGTATGAAAAACCCACTTGGCATCGCAAGAGCTGCTTTTTCATCTTTCGGACCCGTATTAAAACAAATTGGATTTGCATTACTTCGGACGCCCTGGGGCGCTGTTGCAGCAGTAGCAATTGGCGCAGGTATTGCGATTTACAAAAATTGGGATCGAATAAAAGCTTTCTTTGCAGGTTTTTGGCAAGGCTTAAAACAAGGTATGGAACCTTTTACAAGTGCTGTATCTGAGTTAATTTCTTCTGTACCAATTTTAGGTAAAGCGTGGGATCTGGTGAGCACTGCGGTTTCTAAAGCATGGAATTGGTTTAAAGAATTACTCACACCAGTTAAGGCGAGTAAAGAGGATATAGAAAAAGCGACCTCAGCTGGGCAAAGATTTGGTCAATTGGTGGGCGGTGCAATCAATGCTGTTTTGGCACCACTTCGCATGATGATTGATGGTTTTAAGCGGATCTTAGATTTTGGTGGTAAAGTTTTTGACTTAATTGGGAAAATTGTAGGTTTTGATCTAGGTTCAAAAGTTGCAGAGGTTAAATCTATTTCGCAAATACCGCTTGCCCAGCCAACACCGCCAAAAACTACTGCACTACCATTCCCAATGAAGGTCCCAAAAGTTGAAATGCCGAAAGCTACATTTGTAGGTGAGGGATTTGCAAGAAAATCTAATTTTGAAGCCGATAACATTCCTGAAGCAATCAAACCATTTTCAAGTAGTAAAACTTCTGACTCGAGTCAACCCGCTCGAATTAATAAATCAGATCGGCGAGAACAGGTAAACCACAATTCCTTTTCATTTACGATCAATGCCGCACCTAATCAAAATCCAAAGGAAATAGCTCAAGAGGTAATGCAAAAGCTGAAACAACAACAGGGCGTTCAAGAACGCAATTCAATGATTGATTGGGGGTATGCACAATAATGTTAGTTTATGGATCTTTCATCACCATGATGCGCCTGGGTGACTTCAAATTTGGAATTTATACGGCAGCTTATCAGGAATTAAACAGAACAACTCAATATCAGTGGGGGGAACAGTCTGTTTTTGGGGATTGGGATAATCTACAGTTTTTGGGACCCGGACAAGACACAATGACTTTAACTGGTGTGATTTTCCCTGAATGGAATGGAGGCACAAGGCAGCTTGATAATTTACGGGGATTAGGCTCGTTGGGTAAGCCTAAACTATTGATTACTGGCTCAGGTAAGGTTTTAGGCAATTGGATAATTACAGAAGTTTCTGAGGGGCAGAGTAAACATGCCGCATTTGGTGTACCACGACGTCAAGAATTTACGATTAACCTTAGGAAGCATAGTGATGTAATGGGAAGCTTGGGGCTTGCAAATATCATTCGCGGTGCAATTGGGAGATTATAAGCATGGCTCAATATCAAACTAAAGCGGGCGATACAGTAGATTATATTGCCTATAAATATTATGGACACACTAAAAATAAAGTGGTGGAAAATATTTTTAATGCTAATCCTCGATTATCAGCAATCGCACCAATATTGCCAGAAGGCATATTGATTGAGCTACCAGAACAAACTAACACTCAAATTTCAATGAATACAAGGATTAAACTATGGGATTAAAACCTGGTTTTAGTGTGGTCGCAAATGGTAATGATATAAGCAGTGTGATCTATCAATTATTTGAATCAATCACTGTGACTGATAAAACTGGCATTGAGTCAGATTCATGTGAGATTAGTTTGATCGATGACCCTACAAACCCTATTGATATGCCTGTGAAGGGCGCAGAGTTAAAAGTTTCGATGGGCTATGATGGCGAGCTTCAGAGCATGGGCTTATTTATTGTTGATGAAGTTGAGTTATCAGGTCCACCAGACAAAATGATTATTCGATGTAGAGCTGCAGTCCAAACCGAGAGCAAGACGGGTAAAACGTCACTACAGACCCAAAAGAGTAGAGTGTGGGATAAAGACATCACTATGGAGGGAGTCGTCCTTAAAATCGCAACTGAGCACAATTTAGAATACCTGGTGAGTGATTCATTAAAATCAGTCAAATTGGCGCAAATAACACAGTCAGATGAATCAGATTTATCATTCTTGATGCGATTATCAAAACGCTATGATGCAGTATGTAAGCCAGCTGGCGGCAAGTTATTATTCGTTAAAAGAGGCGAAATTGATTTAGGCACAGTCGAACTTACACGCTATCAAGTTTCAAGTTGGACCATGACCAGTAGTTCCAGAGATTGTGCCGGTACTGTTATCACTTACTGGCATGAAAAAAATAAAGCAAAAAAGAATGAAGTTAAGTTGGGTGAGGGCGAACCAGTAAGAAGATTACGACATACTTATCTTGATGAAAAAAGCGCAAGGGCAGCAGCGCAATCAGCGCTTGATTCATCAAAGCGTAATGAGGATAAAGTTTCTATTGAGTTACCCGGTGATCCATTGCTTTCAGCTGAAGCAAAATTGAATCTTTCAAGTTTTAGATCTGGAATTGATGGTGACTGGTTAATTGATTCAGTGACTCATGCAATTGACAAAACTACTGGTTTTATGAGTTCATTAGAGGCTGTAAAAAGTTTCAATACAGATAACTAAAAATTTTAACAAGTGTGCAAAGTTTTACTTTGGTCAGACATAATACCAAACATGACCAAAGTTCTAAAATTATATAATTCATTGTTTTTATGCTTATTCAAGTTTGCCTTTGTAATGGATTTATACAGAATAAGGCTTAAATAGCTACAATTTTATTGTCGATATATCCAATAGGATAATGACCTAAATAATATAACTCAGCAATAAACTCCCATTTTTGACCTAATTGTAAATATCTTTCAGTCATTAGCTGTCTGAAACAGAAACAAATTGAATCACGAGCTGCTAGACTAAAATCATGTGGAGGTATTATAAACAACTCCTTATTCATGTCTCTTGTTGCATTTAAAATTTTTTTATTAATACATTTTCTCAAATTCAATAATTCTGGTGTATTCTTTTGTTTTTTGTAAAATGGATCTTCTTGGGAAATACTTGATGGTAACCATCTAAGTTTGTTGTATTTTCCCTGAAAGTCCTCGTCTGAATGACTTAAAAAAGCTTTACCTAAATTTTCTATTAAAATAACTCTATCATCATTGATATTGTTAATTCCCATTTTAGAAAAAAAATTAGTATTTTCAATTTTTCTTAAATCATCATTGATATCAAACATGAACTCACCCAAACTTTTATAAGGCTCTAAGGAAATTTTTTATCCTTTCTTGTATTCTAACCTTCCTAATGAGACTAGGCTACTATGTAGAATATTGTATTGATAAGTCGGAAAATCATGATTTTAAGGAATTTCCTCCCCGCCTTTTTATGATTACTAAAGAAAGGGAGAGGTGAAGCTAAAGCAGTATCAGCTGATGGACACGCAGCTGATGCAGAAAGATTGAGTGAGGCATGGCTCTGTGAGTGAGGGCTAATTTGGATAACGAATATTATGCTAAATCAAGTTTAGTTACTTCATATAATATGTGTTTTTCAAGATGTGGTGCTAAAGAAAATTCTGGATGATTAAACTCCTTAACCTTTGTCATCCCTATTTTTTTCATTACTGCCTCTGATGACTTATTAGTAATAGCTGTAAATGAAACTATCTTATCGAGATCTAATACATTAAATGCATATTCTAAAACAGCTTTAGCTCCTTCAGTGGCATAGCCGTTTCCCCAATATTCTTTTGCTAGGCGCCAAGCAATCTCCACACAAGGAGAAAAATCAAACTGTAGAGGTTGATCATGGAGACCTATAAACCCAATAAATTTATGATTTTCTTTTAATTCTACAGCCCAAATTCCCCATTTATTCCTATTAAGGATTTCTGTAACTGTTTGAATTATTTTAATACTCTCATCTTCAGTAAGATTTTTTGGAAAATATTTCATTACCTCAGGGTCTTTACCCATATTAATAAAAGGAAGGTAATCACTTTCCTTCCATTGTCTAAGTATAAGGTGTTCTGTTTCTAGCATCACCTAAATTCCTCTTTTCTAATTTTATATAATTGACTCAATATAGCTGATATTGAATTTTTGATAAACTTTTATACTTCTAATATAAGTTTGACGTAATGCACCAAACTCTTAAAACTTGAGTCAGGGCAGGGCAAAGAGATCACACTTTGGATCATTGATACAATTGCCAAATACAATGAGTGTAGTAGCTTGAATGATGTTAAGAAAAAGCTCTTTGAATGGAGCTTTATCTTTAAAAATATATACTTGGGGGGAAACTATCTAAAATGTAATGACAATTTCGCAAAAACAATTATCAAACATGAGTATTGCGTAGATATAATTGGATTTTGGCAGAGTGATAAAACTCATTGGATTTACCACTCTATGAAATTATTTATACTCAAGCACGGATTGGATTTTTTTCAATGCCTTGATCTGTTATACCGTTTGAGGAGACAATTATTTGACTTTTACTCGATACACAGTATGCAGTAACATTCCCACCTTTCTGTATTAACATAACAAAAGGCTTTTCTGCTGATCTATCCCAGTTTTCATTTTTACCAGGTGCAATCGAAAAATATCCTGTATCACCATCATTTCCCCACTGATTAACGCAAGCAGAGATTGATTCATTTGTATTGTTTGTAACCTTGATACCCAT